TTGAAAAATTATCATTTGAATATTTAATATGTTTTCTAGATCTAGATAAAAATTTATTATAATGTTTAACTATTTCTTTAAATACTTTTGATGCGTATTTATAGTCTGGAGTAAACCATTTTGCATCACCAATTAAAAAATCATTTTGAGCCGTTGGGTGTATTGGTGTTAATCCTCCAGGTAATTCTGTTATATATTCTTTGTTTAAAAAGTCAGCTGGCCCGGAGTAGTGTGGTGCTATAACTGGCTTACCGGTTGTTGTAAATTCTAATAATGGTCTTCCAAATCCTTCACCTTTAGTAAATGATACCATAGCTTTTACTTTTGTATTATTATATAATGAATTCATTTCATTATCAGTTAAATCACCATGCAATATATAGATGCTTGGAAACTTAGTACCTTTTGGAAATAATTTTATTATTTGTCTTACATTTTTTTCCATTTGATCTTTATCAACAACCGAATATGTAGCTCCAGATGTTTTTAATATTAAAGCTGGAGTATTATTTTTATTTTTAAATGTATCTAAAAATGTATGTAACATTCCAGTAATGTTTTTTCTATCTTCGCCTACTTGTCCTTGTAACCAATGTCCTACAAATAAGAAACAAAATGACTCTTTAATATCTTGCAATTCTAGTATTTTTGCAGTATTATTGTTTTTATTGTATATTGTTTCGTTAAAATATTCTGGAACTACTTTTATTGTAGTTGTAATTGTTAATTTATGTTTTTCTGCTGTATTTTCAAAGGATTTTTTAGTAAATTCAGAAGGAACTATTGTTATTTGCATTTTATTAATTGACTCTATCCAAGCTTCTGGACATACATCGCCTTCTGTTCCAGCTGTTACTCCTATATTAAATTTTCCAACCGGCTGAAATTCATTTGGCACTGTAATCTGTACCCATATATCTGGTTGTTCTGATAATGGTAGTGCAACTAAACTACGCATCCAATTATCTGGTAATGGATATGTAAATGGGGTATGTCCCCATGGCATTGAAACTAATTTTATGTCCCATTCATTACTTTTAAATTTAAATGTATTTGTAATAAATTCTCGCGCGTGATGTCCGTAACCTGATTGTGTTGCTACTGGACTTGAAATTACACATTTTCTCATACTATACCCATTTCTTTATATGTTACTAATTCTACTTTACTTAATGTATATTTTGGTCTTTTTTCTTTTGGATTATCAAATAAGAAATTCATCATTTCAACCATTTTATCTGCCATTTGTTTTGATGTTAGTCCATTTTGTAAACAAAATTCACGACCATCTAATCCACATTCTATTCTTCTAGTTGGCATTACGTTATACCATTCTAGAATTGCATTTCCAACATCTTCAAATTTTACTCTATCATCAAATATATATGGGGTTTGTGGAGATCCTTGTAATGATCTATTAGAAGGAAATACAGGCTTTACCCAACTTCCATGTTTTTTGTATTTTCCTTCGTGATTAGTTGAAAATACATCGTCAAATGTTATCCAATTTCCATTCTCATCTTCAAATCTACATTGATCTTGTAATCCGCCAGTAACACTATTAATAATAGGAGTACCTGATAATAATGATTCGGTACTACTTAGTCCCCAACCTTCATTAGATGCAATGTTTATAGTAACATCTGCTATATTATACATTGCATTTAAATCTGCTGCTCCCACTTTTACTTCTGAAAATAATATTTTACATTCTGGAGCTATATTCTGCCAAACTGCTCTTAAGTCTGTACCATTTTGATCTGATATTTGAGTATGCATAACTAATGCAACTTTATCTTGATCTTTTTTTGGCAAATTATTTCTGAAATGTTTAAATGCTAAGATTACATCAGCTGGAAGTTTTCTCCTTATATTTCTATTATTCCAAAAAACAACAAATTCCACATTATTTTTAACTTTAATTTCATTATATGCTTTTTGATATAATTCATCATCTTCTGGTATTGGTCTAAATTTATCCGAATTTAATCCATGAGGAACAAAGCCAGTAATAATTTCATCCCATTCTAAATTAGGAGTTTTTGTATTATCTTCTACATCATAATCATACACCCCATATCCGTTCTGTCCCAACACTTCTCGATGTATATTATCAGATTGTTTAGAAATTCCCATTATTAGGTCACAGCTACCGTAAAATGGTGAATTCCACATAGGATATGGTAAATCGTCCCAAATTGAATAATATACAATTGGAGTGTTATATGTTGTTTTTATTTCATGCTCTAGTTGATATAACCAACCCCAATATCTAGGATCAGTGAAATGAAATATAGCATCTGGTTTTTCTTTATTTAATATTGAAAATAATATATTTCTATCACCATACCCATTATATGGTATAATTTTAACATCTGCATCTTCAACGCCAGTTTCTTTTTGTACATCTGCAGACAAATCAAATGCTTTACCAGCATCCGGATGATTTACTGCAGCTCCAACTTGAATCCAATCATAATGTTTTACGGTATTTAAGACAATTTCTTTTGATATTGTTCCAATTCCAGATGGCAATCTAAAATCATCTGATAATAACAATATTTTTTTCTTTTTTGGCTTTGTAGGATCTAGTTTTCTTAATTTTGGTAACTCCATTAATTTCCTTTATAACTTTTATATAAATATTAACCTAATATAACTACTGGCTTATTTAATTTTTGTATTTTACTATATGCTGTTTGTAATTGAGGATTCATTTCATATTCATTATTTAATATAATCATATAATCACAATTTTCTGCTAATAGTCGCATTCTATGTAATAATTGAGAAAAGTGATATTTTTTTCCATAATATGATTCTGGTAACATTGAATATAAATTTCTTCCTGTATATGATGGATTATATTCTTGATATGATATTCCAAATTCTAATGCAAATTTTTTAACCATATAATTAGCTCCTTCAGAGCCTCCGCCAGATACAATAATTAGTTCTTGTTTAAATTTTTGTTTTAATTCTGAAAGTACTTGTTGTACTTTTCTTTTATTTTGCCATTCTTTATTTCCAATAACAGCAATTTTCATTTATCCTTTTAGTAAATCTTTTGCATCATCGCCATCAATCAATGAATCATATTTTTTTATATTAGCAATCATTGCATTTAATGATTTTCGTTTATCTTCTGCATCTGCATACTGTGCAACAATTGTATCCATTTCTTCAGTATGTTGAGGATGTTCTCCAATACCAACTGAATTGTTCAAATAAATATCTAATCTAGCAACGGCGTCTGCTTTATCTGCTTGATATTTTGCATATAATGCATCTAACATTAATCCATTCATATTTTTCCTTTTTATTTATTATATTAAAAATTATTGACGAATCCTATCTTCTTTGGGACAATTATCATAATCCATCTTAAATGGACACCACTTACAATGTTTAGACCCCTTTCCAGCAATAGATAGATAATTTTGTTCTACTCGCTTCTTGCCAGTTTCATCAAAACAAAATTCTATAAATGAGTCAATATCACGTTGAATCTTTTTTCTAGTAACTGAGCCAGACGCTGGATTAAGTATTTGTATACGTCTTTGTGGAAACATTGATTCTTCTAATAACTTTCGTTTTACTATAAAGAATTCAATATCAATATTGTCAATTGGAGTTCCAAATTGATCAGAAAAGTATTTTTTATAAGCAACTAATTGTGCTGCCTTAAGCTTATCAGCTTTTTGCCATTTATTCCAACCCATTCGGCTAGTTTTAATATCTAATATTTTTATTTTATTTAATACAGTGTCTCTAACTACTATATCTATAAATCCATACCAATAAACATTTTTATTAACTGATGATGCTGGAATGCCTAATTCTACTTCTATCCCAACTAGTTCCATATTTTTGGTAGAAAAATATTGAGCTCTTCTTTTTTTGAACCAATCTAATATTTGTACTCCATCTTCTAAATGTTCTGCTAATTCAGCTGGAGTTGAAAAATGTTCTCCATTATTAGCAGCAACACCTTTTTTATATTCTTGTTTCAAACATTCTAATAACATATCACGAAGATCTATTTGATCAGCAGCTTTAACAGACTTTGTATACATTACTGTTAAGTATTCTTGTAATGTTTCATGGAAAGCTGTACCAAAACATGTTGCAATATTATGAGTAAATGGAGCTAATTTATCAATATACGATAATTTCCATTGTTTAGGACATTTTGAAAACATTGACCATTGAGAATAAGATATCTTAGCAGGAACCTTAGATACATCATTTAATGACAATTTATATATTGGATTTATATAGCCGCTTTTCATATTATGGATATAAAATAAGATCTTGTTTAGACTCTAGGATAAGATCGTCTTTTATTTCAGAAATTTTATCATAAAAATTTTCTACAGCTTCATCGTGATCTTCTTGGGAGTCAAAATCTTCATCATCTGGATATTCTGGGAGATTATCGTCTTCCATTATAAATTCAGATCCGTTTTGATTAGCATATCCTCCTGAAACATGTAAATACGCTTCATCTTCACTTCTAGCTTCCATTTCAAATTCTCCTCGCTTTGTAAACCAATCTGCTAATTCATGAAACAACTCTTCTGGTGGATACCATGCTGAATCAAATGTCAAATCAATAATATCATCGTCTATTTGCCAATCATGTACAAAACACCATTTTGCTCCTACATTTTCAGTCATCCAATCTCTAGTTAAATTGTCTTTTGGATAATCTTTATATAATAACCCATATAAATTATCGGCCAATAAATCACTTTTTTTCTGCCAATCTGCTTCTTCAACTTCCGGAGTAAAAATTTTATCTACAAAGTTTTTTATAAGTTTTTTTGAAGCTTCTATACTTACAACTGTATATACGTTATTTGCCATATTCTTTTTTTATTATATTATAAGAAATTATTTGGATTGATCCAAATATTCAACTCGATAAATTTCAATTAATTTGTCTGAATTAGCAATAAAATTATAATGAATATCTACTGGTTCTGTAATTGTTTGTTCAAATTTCATAATCTATTATTTACCTTTTAGCATTTTTTTAATTTCTTTTTCTGTATATCCATATTTTGACAACAAAGTACTGCAACTATCTTTAGACATTAATTCAATGTAATCAATGGCTTCCATTTTACTTACTAGATAGTGGTCTGCAATTTGTGAAACTAACTGAGTATCGTACTTATCTTCCTTTTTTCCTTTAATGTACTTAGCAAAGGTTCTCTGGGCCGGTAATAAGCCGTGATAGAGACGATAAGTATCTCTAGGTGATAATAACCCAATTGTATATTTTTGTAACTGATTAATTACTTCAATTAGTTCCATTCTCATTGATAACCACCTATTCACAATAAAAGGGGCGAACTTTTTTTGATCTAGATCTGTATATTTAGACCATTCTTTCTTTTGATGTGTCATTCCATTCATAAAATCGAAGATAGTTGCAGGTTTCTTTGTCATAGTTTATATTTGTGTTTATATATGTCAATAAATGATTTGCCAACAGCCAATTCTAATACTACAGCATTTTCAGGTACTCCTGGCATTTTCTTTTCATTAACAACATCAACATTTTTGTTTTTAAAAATTTTCATTTTAGTTTTAGCATTCTTTCTATTTGAGTTTTTAAATACTAAAACAACAGGGCCTTTTATATATGGAGCTCCCATTAGTTTACTTCTAGTTGAAATTCTTCTGGAACATGACCACAATCATCACACCTAAATACTGATACTGGATATACTGTGTCTTTATCCTTACCGGTTAAGAATCTAGATACTTTATTAATACGCATTACTTGTCTAAAATACATTCCATCGCATTCTGTGCATATCATTGGTTTTAAGTCTTTTGGACTAATATTTGGTTTAGTTGGATTCATAATGTTACTTTATAATTCATTCATTAATTTTACAAACATTGCCATGATATTAATTTCTTTATCTACAACATTTGTATCAGTATATTGTGATTCTGCTATAATTAATATACAGGATGCTATACTACCAGTAGCAAATTCATCTAAATTATCATATAAAAATGTATATAATGGAGTAAAATCTTTTACTTTACTATCTGCAATAAGTTGTCTTAGTTGCTTAAATGACTCTTTTTTATCTTTAATATTTTTTAAAATATTTAATAATTCAGTCATATAATTAGCTTGTACTACACTATTTTTGTCTAATACTAATTTGCCTTTAACTACATGACTTTGTGCAGCATTAATAGCTCTACGTATATCTGGATATGAAGAGTTAATAATAGCAGCAATATCTTTAATATCATAGTCTATTTGTTTTTCTTCTAATACTGTAACTAATCGCTGAGCTACATCTTTTTTACTAGGAGGCGTTATTCCAAATGTCTGGCATCTACTTTGTATTGGATCTATAATTTTTTCAACATAATTACATGTTAATATAAATCTAGTAGTCTTACTATAAGTTTCCATTAAATTACGCAAAGCTGCTTGTGCATTTGGGGTAAGATAGTCAGCTTCATCTAATATAACAATTTTCCATCTTTTAAATCCTACTGACGACGCGTATCTTTTTATTTTATCTCTTACCGCGTCTACTGAGTTTTCATCAGATGCGTTTATATACATAACGTCACACTCAATTTGATTTGTAATAATTTTAGCTAGTGTGGTTTTACCTGTTCCTGCACCGCCGTAAAATAATAAGTGCGGAACATCTCCATTTTCAATGAATATTTTGACTTTGTCAATAATATGTTCATTACCAATATATCCATCTAATGTATCGGGTCTAAATGCTTCTACCCATAATGTGTTTTCTGTTACTCCAAACATAATTTTATTTTTTTCCTGTTGACCCAAATCCGCCAGAACCTCTATTTGTGTCAACTAATGCCAATACAGGATTCCATTCTATTTGTTCAACTTTATTTAATACTAATTGTCCTATTCGTTCTCCATCTTCTAGATAAACTTGTTCATGTCCATGATTAATTAGAATTACTCCTATTTCTCCTCTATAATCAGCATCTATAGTACCTGGACTATTTAATACAGTTATTCCTTTACTAAATGCTAATCCACTTCTTGGTCTTACTTGAATTTCATAACCAATTGGGATTTCAACATGTAATCCTGTTTTAACTAGTAATGTATCACCTGGATTAATAGTTGCACTATGAGTTGATCTAACATCACACCCAGCACTACCTATAGTTTCATAACTAGGAAGATCATTATTTGATTTATTTATTACTCGTACTTCCATACTTAATTTTGTAATTGAACTAACCAATAATTTGATTCAAAATCTGTGCCTGTAAAGTCTATTCTTGCTAATCCATTTGATGATATATGCATTGTACCTTTATCGCCTTTATTAGCAGTTAATACTTCTTTTAGTTTATCAGCTGAAAAGCATATGGCATCTAAATCATTTGCAGTTCCATCAATTTCAAATGTAACATTATCAGAATTAATAGTTGTATAATTAATTATAAATTTAATCTTACCATTTTGAACTTGTACTGCAAAATTATTTGCATCTGGTAAAGCATTTTTTGCTTTGATAAACTTATTGATAAATAATTCATCTATATCAATTGTAACTTCATATTCTGGCTCGGCGTTAATTGTTGGGACTGCAGGTATAACAGAAGTATCAGCTAACATAAAAGTCATTGTTGTACTTCCTTCTTTTATTTTCATTGCATAATTTTTGCCTTGAGACTCATTAACTTCAATATCAATTTTTTCTCCTACTGCTGATAGCATTTTTGTTAATGCACCTGTATGATTGATACCTAATTCTCCTTGCATAAATGGATCTGTTTTCCATTTAACTTTACCTACTACGGTTTGATCTATATCTATTAATTCACAATTAACAGATTCTTCATTTGCTTTAACAGTTACAGCTTCACAGTTGCCTGCTAAATAATATCTGTTTATAAACGATTGTAATTTACTTTTTTCCATTGTTTTACTTTTTATGTTTTAAAAAATTTATTAAATTGATTTGCATCGGTAGTTGATATACTATCGCCACCAAATTTCTTATATGTTTTCTTATATGTTGCATACACATTCATTGCATTATCAGGATCATCAAACATTGAATGTAATGATAATATAACATCATATAAGTCTTTTGGAATTGCTGTTTCTAACAACTCAACATGATTATTTACTAATTGACTAACGTCTTTTGCAATATCTACATATAAATGAGTATTATGTATAACCATTCTTGGCATACCTTCTTGACTGTATCTATCTAATCCTGTTGCTGTCTGTCCACCTAAATAATCATATGTAAAGTCTTTACAAGCAGGACATCCTAATTGACATGGGACTTTTCTAGATGTATCAATAGCTACTGTTTTATTAGCTCGGTTTGCATGAGATTTTCTTCTATACTCATTATTCTTAGGGAAATATAACTCAGTAAATGTTTGAGTCTTAAAATTACCAGAATGAAGATATGTTCCAAATACAGGATATTGTCCTGGTGAACTAGAATCTGTTGAAAACAATACTCTATCATCAGTCAATTTATTTACTAATTTTTGTAATGTTGCTAATATAAAAAAGTCTGATATTTTTGATATACCTAATAAATGTATATACTTTACGTGTTTCTTTTCAAATTCTTTTTCTTTAAGCATTAGTGCTATAACATACATAAAATCTACTAATTTCTTAGGACCTCCAATACACCAGCCATTAAATGCAAAATCTTTAAATTTATGATACCATTGTTCATATTCTTCATGGTATGTACCTTGAATAACATTTAAAAAATCAGTCTTACCTGTTTGCTTAGATTCAAAATATTTAAAATTATCAAAACTAATATCCATAGATTCTGCAAATCTATTTTCGTATTTAGCTCTAGGAGGAATATCTAAATTTGCTGCTACATCCGAGTTATGTTCTAACCACTCAAATATTCTTTCACGAATTGTGCTATCCCACTTTAATGCACCAGTTGCTATTTGGAATCCGCCGGAATCTCCAAATACTAATACCTCATCATCTAATCCTATTTGATCACGGAAATCCATTTTCTTAAAATGATGTCCTGCAGTTATAAGAAAATATGGATGTCTCCATTCTTCTGGATACTCTTTTGAAAAGAATCTACATGTAGTTCCGTCTTCAAATTTAGTATTCTTCTTGAATGCAGACACCATACTGCCGGCAGATAATGAAGGATAATATATAAAATTCTTATCTATCATATTAATCTTCTATAACATTCCATTCAGTTGCTTCTCCAATATTGGATAATTGCTCAAATATAAATGTTACTATTTCAGCTGATTGTTTATCTAAACATCCTTTTTCACTTAACTGTTCTGCTAAAGTTTGAAATGGAGTGCTAATTGTGTTTTGTATTTGTTCAATACCAGTTTTATCAATTTTCATTTTTATTCCTCGTTGTTTAATAAGTGTAAGCAATAATCTTGTTCGTGCCACACATTTATTTCGTTTTCAATTTTATTTGATACTATATAAGCTTCCATTTTTCTACCTAAATTAGATATATCTCCAATTAATGGATGCTTTTTAGGAGACTCTATTGCATTATCTAATATTGTTAATGCATTATTTAAATCAAATGCTTTATATAATCTATCATTATCTATAAATTCTGGAAATGATCTAAAATTTGGATATACTATGTCAGCTCCAAATATAGTTGCTTCTATAACAGTCCATGATACATAATCTTGTAAAGCTGTATTAAATTGTATAGAGCATGTTGCTAGTTCTGCATAATATTCTTCTTTTGTTAGATTACTTAGTAACTTAAATCTTTTATTTTTAGATGCTAATTTATTAAGACTTTCTATAACTCCTGGTAACATAGATTTAAATTCAGATCCTGAAGTTGTTACGTGCCATTCCCAATCCGGATGAGTTTTAAGAAATTCTTGAGCCACATTCATCATAAAATATGGATTTTTTTCTTTATCTAATCTACTAGATGAAACAACAACTTTTTTACGATCTTCATTTGGATCATAATTGGGTAGTTTATCTAATGTAGCTTGTTTATCAATTGGTAATGAAACTACATGTATTGGAGATTCAAATCCAGCATTTCGTAATTGATCTTTATGAATAGACGATCCTACAAATATACCAGACATTCTCTTATCTAAGCCTAACTCAAATCCTCTCATCCAAGATTTCATAGGATAAGTAAAATCATATTCATCAACTGATTGTGCGTGAAGCATTGCATATATATCTAATTTAATTCCATATAAATCTATTGCATATAATATTGATTCAATACCAGGATGCCAATAATCTTGAAGAAATATAACATCCCCGTCTTTGACTTCATCATTATTTAACATATCTAAAAAGTTACTACATTGGCTCATTGCAAATTTACCTCTACCAACTGCATCTAACACAGCTCCTATTTTAATTTGCTGATCTGGATCAAATTCTCCTTCAATGTCAATAAAGTTAACTTTACTGTTTTCATATGGTTTGAATGCATTAGGCATCCATTCTTTAGATAGTTGATATGTATATCTAGCTTTTAACGGTTCTAAGCCAAAATAAAATATATTTTTATTTTTATTTTTCTTTGACTTATTAAATATTGACATTGTATCCTTTGATAAGAATGTCTTTTTTAATAATGTTACTGGATCTGTAAATTTAATTTCCATTTTATTATCTTTCTATTATTGCTCCATTTTCCCAATCTTCCCATACTTCAACTTTGTATAAGTAACCAGGATTATTATTTAATATCCATTCGCCAATCTCTTCACAACTCATTCTACCAAATTCTAGTATATTTCCACCAAAATTAGTTCTTAATTGTTTTTTTAATCTTCGTTGCATTAAGATAAATTCTTCATCTCTATCTGTATGACTTACTTTTGCATAACATTTAAATCCAAACATATGCCTATGTCTGTCAGATAAAAATCCGACTTCAGGAAATATTTCTTTAGCTTCTGGCCAACAATGAAATCCTTCTATACTAAATGATACTACTACTGTATACTTCATATTTCTTCGTCAAATTTATAGTTATCCGGTTGAATTTCCATCATATTGCATTTAGTTACTTGATGAACTCTATACCACCCTGCATCGATTGATAATGTGTCAGTATCTTTTAACATTTCTAAATAAGGATCTGAAATTCTATATATAATATGACATCTATTGAATAGATCTGGTTTAATTGTATCTAACGTGTCTTTAGTAGCTTCTATGGTAACAGCACAATTTGATTCATCTAAAATACGTCTAATACTTTCTAGATATTTTTCGTCTTTCATAGACTTTTTCATGAATTCAATTGTAAAATAATAATGAGGATATTCATTAAAATTTTCTACTTCTAAACCATAAGTACTTTTCATATTATGATTTAAATCTCTTATAAAGAAAGTCATAAGATCTGAATATCGACCTTCTACTTCTCTACCTTTCCATTGATGTTTACCGTACATATTTTTTCTTTATTATAAGTAATTTTATTGAATTATCCAAATGAAAAGAATTTATTTACATTATTATTTTCTGGTAATTTATCCCAATTCATAGATGCATAAAAGTCATCTAACTTTCCACGGATTTCTCTATCAAATATTTTATTTCTATCAATAAATTTTTCAACAAACTCTGTTAACTGATCAGGATCTTCATATCCTTTTAATGCAATAGTATCAAATCCCATTGAGTTTGTCTTAAGATATGCCCATTTAATTTTGTCTCCGTCATTAATAGATTCTATTCTGTTAGATATTCCTAAATGATATAACATATCATTATAATTAATAGAAGATTTAACATGTACTGGAGTTCCTGATATATATCCGGATAATGGTTTTCTTTTTTTAATATATTTTGTAATATTTTTAACGCCAGTATTTTTCATTACATCTAATATATTAGCATCTTTAATTTTATCTTTGAAGTCCATTATTAAGTCGGTAGTATCTGTTTTAGATTTTTCTTTAAGAATATACCATAATGTTTCTTTCATAATTGTTTTAAACTCAGTTGGGAATGATGATCTAACTACATCTAAACCTTTTATGTCTAATTTATTTGTAGGTTTACCTTCTTTAAATATTACCCATTGAGCATATCTCTTTTTTGCTATCCATAATCCGGACTTTGCAACATATTCTTGTTTAATTTGCCATCTATGATCAATTGTATTATGAAAATGTATTGCATATTGATCATACATTTTATTAACATGATTTTGTATTTCAGACGCTATTTCATTTGTCTTTTCAATCATAAATTTTTCATCAGTTTCATCAAAGTCTGGATATCTTTTTTCTATAAGTGGTAAACTAGAAACAAATGTAGAGTCTGTATCCGTATAGAAAGAAAATTCTGCTTTATTACCATTTGCATTAATAAAATAATCTTTGCCAATTTCTTTTTTGTAATATCCATTAATTACTTTTGCTGAAAATTTAATAACACTTTGGCCAGTTGCTGTAATAGCGCCGGCATTATCCAAATCGTGAAATCTAAATGTTTTTAATCCTAATACTCCATAAAATGAATTCAACAATACTTTTTGTGTTAATTGCATTGCATCATAAAACTTATATTTTTCACTTCCTACTTCATGATTATCTCGTTCATTCTTAAATTTAACACGTTCATCAAACCATTTTTCAAGAATTTTTGGAAGAAATCCTTTACTTCTTGTATCATATACTGCTCCATTGCTAGCTACAGTAAATTTATTATCATTTAACCATTGCTTAATATTTGGAATAGTTTGACCGTTTAAATTTACACTAACAGATTCTTTACTTAATAATGATTCTTGTTTCCAATTATGTATAACTCCAATTTTTGTTTCTGGAGATATATTAAGACTCATTATTATGCTTGGATATAGAGATGTTAAATCTAAATCATAAATCCACTTATATAATCCTGGAATAGGAGGCATTACATAAGCTCCAGCTAATTTATCATGGGTTTCGTCTTCAACAAATCTGAATTGTTTATTTGGAGCTACAAATCCATTTCTTTTTAAATCAACTATTGCAGCACCATCTAGATATTTAGATGCATAATAAACATCTTCATATGGAACATGACCTTTATGGCATATTGTTCTTGCTAAGTTTATAAGTTGTAGTTTTTCATCTAATTCAAAAACAAGATCAACATCTGTCATATTGTATTCTATAAATTTATGAATATCAGTTGCAAATAACTCATTTAAGTCTCCATCATATTCAATCTTACCTTTTCTTAATTCTGTTTTGCCAACTGTGTCTAATCGATAATTAGGCAATTCAGTATATGTAAAGTTTTTATATAATTTAATATAATCTAAACTAGATACTCCAAATATTTTATATCGTTCACGATGTTTATTCCATTCTACAATTCCAACTGGAGATAATTTATTTGCTGACTTTGGTCCTAAAACTTTTTTAATTCTATTAATAAGATATGGAATATCATATCCATCTGTATTCCATCCTGTTATAACAGTTGGCTGTATTTCTGAAAAATAATTAATAAATTTAATTAATAAGTTAGCTTCATTATCAAATACTTCAACAGTATAATTGTCTCCATATATTATGTCATCTGGTAATCTATTTTCTTTGTCTAAAACTAATACTCTTCTATCTTTGCCTACTTTGTCATAATATGCTATTGATGTTATTTCAGTTCTTACATCTTCTGGAGTTGAATATCCATTTTCATCTTTTGCTGTTTCAATATCAAAGAAAAAGTCACTATGATTAGCTGATACTAAATCAGATTCATAATAAAGATCTACTAATGTTCTAACCTCTTCATTTAAGTCAGATTCATATGCATCTGAATTATCTCTATGATTGCCAGGAGTTTTTGATAATTTAATTCCATTTAACGATTGGTATTCGCCATTTGGATCTTTAATATACCCATATGGTTTAAACTTAAAAGTCTTATGACCTAATTCGTCATCCCATACGTGCATTGTACCTGTTTTCTTATGATATGCTATATTTTGATACATTTATTGTTTTTCTGCTTTTTTTATATTATACATTCCGTATACATTAATTGATATAATAACAAAACTTAATACTAAGTGACTTAAATTATCAATAAAAAAATCATATACTATCCATCCTGTATCTCCTATAATCCATGCAATCATTGCATACATAGTTAATTGGCGAGCATTCATTATATAACCTAATAATACTAATCCAGTACTAATCCATCCTAAAGTTTCTATCATAATTATAATATAAGTAATTCTTTTTGTTTTTCCAATACTGGTAGTATAGCTAATTCTTTTGCCTTAGCTTCTACTACAATATCTAAATTATCTACACCATACGTATTAGGAGTATTTACAATATAGTCTGCGTGGGCTGGTTCTTTGATCTTACAAAAATTCTTGTATTCTTTTTCTATAGTAGGCCATTCAGATATATTTTCTAAGTCTATACTATTACGTTCTAACATTCTTTCAACTAATAACTTTTGCTCTTGTCGTCTAGACTCAGAATAGTGAGTACATTGAGTAATGCCATATTTCTCCCAGGTAGACCTTGCCATAAAGAACGCTTCTTGTTCAGTTAGATCGCCTGTACAAAAAGTATGATGCCAATAGTCAAATGTAATAGGAATACCAATTTCTTGGTGTATAAGTTCGTATAGATGCCTTACACTATACATTGAAGCCTTGTCGTCGTTTTCTAAAACTAGTCTAGCCTTGCAAGAGTCAGATAACCTTCGCCATGTCTTAATCCATCGCTTGGCAGTTGCTTCACGATCTCCATATGCGCCAGCAACATGAATATTAATTTTATTTTCAAAAGAAGGCTCATACCCCATAAGATCAAACATTTCAGAATGTCGTTCTAAACCAATAATACTTTTTTCTACTACATCTAGTCTAGGAGAACCTAATACATGAAATGGACCAGGATGAGTAGTTAGCCTATGACCATTCTGTCTAGCATATTGGCCTGCTGCGTATAGATGCTGAGCAATTTCTTCAAAGTCTGGTAGATCGTGTAATTCGTATTGATCATGCCATGGAAATAATTCAGAGCCTACACGAAACAACGTAATACCATGCTCATCATTCCACTTAAGATAAGTAAGTAAATCTTTTGCATTATCTAATGCTTTGTCACTAATAAGTTGTAAATTATCAGGATACCAAGAAGCTTTTCTAGCTGTACGAGAAGTAGTAACTCTACCGCCTAAGTTTTTAGGCCTATTCGTTAATGTTGCGTTAACGCACGCATAACCATATCTAATCATTTTTTATTATATAATAAGAATTATTTTTATAATATCCAAGTTTAAGAGTAAGATTGTAATAGTCTTAATACTTCATTTAAAGCAGAATGCCTATGATTGTCTTTTAAAGTAACAGCATATACAAATTTTGAACCTTTTACTTTAGGCACTTCATGAACAGCTGAATCATTCCGGTGTTTTAAATCAATTTGTTGGCCGTCGCCAGTTAGTATCATAGTAGAGCCTTTTCCTAATCTACTTAATACCATTCCTAATTGTTGCTTGGTTAAATTTTGAAACTCATCTATAATTACACACGCATTATCAAAAGTTCTTCCTCTAAAATGAGTCAGTGAAACAAGTTCAATGTTTTCATCATTTTCCATTTTTTCTAATATTTGAGGTTTATTATAAACTTTTCTCATATTAGAACGAATTGGAACTAACCAAGGCTCCATCTTTTCATTTAAAGATCCTGGAAGGTATCCGTTATCTTCATTTGATACAGTTGGCCTAGTTATTATAATTTGATTAACTGTTCGTTTAAAAAACATATCTAATGCAACCTGTACTGCTAGTAATGTCTTACCACTACCAGCGTTACCTATAATAAAATTATACGGATGATGTAATATTTCAGCTTTTGCTAATTTTTGTTCATCAGATAATGAAATATTAAATTTTATATTACCTTTTGGCGGATTTTTATCTTTATTATCTGGCATTACAAATTACTTTTTAAATATGGCTTCAATAATTATTACTGTAAAAATTATTATGCCACCTGTTATTAATACTTTGATCATATTAGTTTGATACCATGGATATTTCCATTTCTCTTACTAATATATATTCGACACCATCAAATTTAATTTTCTTTTGACTTCCTAGATTGTTTTTACTAATTAATATAGTGTCGCCTGATTTTACTGACATTGGAATTCTATTACCAGTTTGAGTAAATAATCCTGGTCCTATTGCTATAACTTCTGCATATACAAATTCTTCATTGTATGCACCATCAACTAGTATAATTCCACTATCTGTCTTTTCAGCTTTTGCTTCTTCTTTAATTAGGATTTGATCTCCCATTGGTTTCATTTTCATAACTTTCCTTTATTTTATGTGTTCATTATATTACTATATGCTTTTGCATATAACTGGTTTCTATCTAACTTTGGATGACTTAATTTTAATTTGTCAATTTCTTTAAACATTTCATGTCGTCTGCCATATTCTTCTGCACTATATAATAGATCTTCAATATCACTCATTTTAGTCTTTCTATAATTGTTCGTAAGTTATCTATCATTTCTTGAACTTCTTCTGGATCCATTGTTATTGCACAACAAATATTAACATTTTCTTCTATAGAGTCTAGTATTTCTAACGCTTTATTCTTCAATGTCATCTAAATCTTCGTGAAATAATTCAATTTCGTCTTCTTCTTTTTTCATTGCACATGCTGCACAACAGTTGTCCATACTTTGAGTTAGTTGAATTGGTTGAAACAACATTGTTAACAACGCAAATAAAAAACTAGCAGATTTTATAAGTTTATTCATTTTATATTAAATTTAATAATTGATTTGTTTTTTTATTTACCCAATCTTCATCTTTGCCTGGATTCTGTACATGTAACAGTTCATGTACTATTGATTCTTCGCAAAGATCTATATCATGGTAAATAATTCCTTCTTTTTTCTTGAAGTCTCGTTCAATGCCTACAAAATATGTTTCTCCATTATATATAATTTGATTGGAGTCTATTTTTTCTGTAGTTATTTGCCAATCAGTTATTCCAAAATTTAATTGCCATTTTTTTATCAAATAATCTATCATACTCCTCTTTCTGTGTCATATGCAATTATATGATCTCTACCTGTCATGTT